CGAACTCGTGGAAGGCGGCGTATTTCTTCCCAAAGCCCCAGCGCACGCTGTTTGCGTCGGCCTGCGAGCTTCGGCTTTCCTGCAAATCGCCAGAGCGGTAGAGGATGGAGCCGCGCCCTTTCTTGGCGGCCAGCGTGGCGGGCTTGAGCGGTGCCCACTTGTGGCCCGTGGGGTCGGTCTGGGTCTCGAAGCGCTCGAGCATGCGCCGCTCCATGTCCGCGCCGATGGCGCGCATCACCGGCGACAGGTCCGCCACCCGGCGCTGGAGTTTGGCGAGGGCGTCGATCACCTCGCGGTCGTCGATTTCAATGGTCAGCATGGTTTACACTCTCCCTTGTGACGGCGAGCCGTGGAAATTCGGAGTCCACGGAAGACGTGCGAAGGCGCGGCTCGATGAGGGGACTTCCGGCCCTCCGCCGTCACCACTCCACCCCGCCCGCAACCACCTCGATCTCGCCGTTACCGATCCGGTTACGGATGTCCGCCGGATCCACGAGATAGCCAGATACTGCGGCATTGGTCGTGCGCTGCGGCCGCTTGGTGACAAAATCCACCTCCACCGCCAGCTGCGGCAGGCGTCCGTCCGCGCCGGGCAGCAGGTAGATCACCTTGCCGGAGCGTGTGTCGAGCAGCACCGCCACCGCCCGCCGGAACAGCCCCGGCAGCGCCCGCCACTGATCTGCCGTGAGCGCGTTGTCTGCGTCCAGGTGGCGCTTGGCCTTCGGGCCGTAGAGCAGGCCAGGTCGCACCATGACCTCGGCGGATACCGGCTCGATGCCGCGCGCGGCCAGATGCGCCAGGGCGGTTGGCGCGATCACCCCCAACCACCCCAGCCGGTTGCGCTCGCGCCCGGCGAGCGCATCTTCCACCCACCCGGCCCAATCGCGCTCGATGAGCGGGGCGAGGTCTTCGGCCTGCGCCGCGCCCAGGCGAGCCGGGTACTGTGTGATTTTCTGCCGCGCCGCATCGATTAACCCATGCCAGCGCATCGCCGCCTCGCCCACGTTGTAGGCAAATCCAGGGTCGATGTTGGCTGGCACCTGCACCACTTCGCCGGTGCGCGGGTTCTTCCATTCCACCAGCGGCTCGTCCGGTGCCTGGCGCTTGAGATTCGGGTTGTCCTCCACATCGCGCGCGCGCAGTTGCACGGCGGTGCAGCGGCAGCGCCAGCCGTTGGGCGGGTAGTGGGTGCTCCACCACGGGTCATCAACGGGCAGGGTGACGTTGTGCCAGGCGCGGTGGCTCGCGCGCACGCGCTCGTCGGCGCGGGTCACATAGCGCAGGAACGGGTGGGACTGCTTCGCCGTCTGAATGCGCTCCCAGCGCCCGGCGGCATAGGCCATGCGGGTGTTGACGTCATAAATCAGCTCGAGCCGCCTGGGGTTGAACACGGTGACGCGCTCGCCGCCGTCCGGGCCGATGAGGCGCTGTTCGCCCCACCAGCCTGCATCCTTGAGCAGCGCCTTGGCGTCGCGCAGCCAGTCGCGGCGGGTCAGTTCGCCGCCCACGCTGCGCTCGATCCCCTGCCGCAGCGCATCGAGCAGGTCGGCGCGCGCAAGGCGGCTGACCGTGAACTGATAGGCGTGCTCGTCGTGCCACAGCTCGGTCCAGTCGTAGGTCAGGCGCACCCGGTCGCGCCCCTGCATGTAGGCCACGGCCTCGCGCGGGCTCAGGCGGAACGCCGCGGCGAACTCGCCCGGCGTGGCCGCCTGTTGCAGCGGCGCATCGCCCGGATCAGCGGTGAGCTTGACGGGCATGGTGATGCTCCCATTCCTCGCGGCACTCGGGGCCGCACCAGCGGCGGCCTTCTGCCACGGGCTCCTCGCACCACAGGCAGTATCCCGTAGCCTCTGGCCCGCGGTTCCTGCGCGCGGCAGCCAGCGCGTTTTGCAGCGCAGCGTCGATCAACCGGTCGGCGCGGTCGGCTTCGTCACTCACGGCCCATCTCCCGTCCATGCACCCCGGCGAGCCGCGCGACGAATGCGGCGCGGGCGAGCGCATCGGTCAACCGGGCGGGGTCCATGTCGCCGATGACGCCCGGCAGCGCATCGATCAGCTGCTGCGCCGTCCAGCCTTCGGCTGCGGCACGGTCCAGCAGCGCTTGCAGCGGATCGACCATGGGCTGCATCTGCGGCTCCCAGCCCGAGAGCGCCTCGGCAACCAGCTCGTCAATCGCGTCTGGGGTGGGCTCCGCCTGCGCCTGCGCGGATTGCATGCGACGCTGCGCGGTCTGCTGCGTGGTGTCCGGCGGCGCGGGCGGCATGGCAGGCGCGCCTAGCACCGGTTCATCCGGCGCGGCTTCCGGGATGCCCCAGCGCTCGCGCACCCAGCGCTGCGGGATGGGGAGCCCCAGCGGCACCAGCTTGGCCAGTTGATCGGCCAGCGCGGCCATGTCCTCCGGCTCCTCCACCATCAGCGTGAGGCTCGGCAGGGGCGCATCGGGCAGATTGAGCGCGATGAGCGGCGCGATCAGGTCGCGGGTGAGCGTGGCGGCGAGCGCGCGGGCGTCCGAGCGCATCAGGTCGGCGCGCACCTCGTCATGCACGCGGGCCTGCGCCAGACTGCCGCTCGACCCCTGGTCGGTGGTGAGGGTTTGCCCCAGCACGGCCTTGCTCACCTGCCGGTCGAGGTATTCGATCAGCCGCTGGTAGAGGTCGGCGGAGGCGCTCTTGGCCGCGCTCTCGACAATCTCCAGCGCCATGCCCGCCGGGATCACCGCCCCGGCATCCGAGCCAAGCTCGAAGACGGCACGCTTCAAGACGGCAATGTCCTCGCGCGTGGCCCCGGCCTCGTATTTGCCGATGCGGATCGGCTGGCCGTAGAGCTCGGCGAAGGCCGCCCAGTCGCGCAGCGCGTAGCTCTTGAACACCCAGGCCCACAGGGCGCTGCGTGCAAGCCCGCCCATGAGCGGAATGCCCGCCATGACCTTGGGCGTGTGGCAGACGAACTTGTACGGCGGCAGTTCCGCCCCGTCCGCCGTGCCGTCGAACAGGCGCAGCTCGCGCCCCGTCTCGCGGTCGAAGCGGAACCAGTGCGCCTCACGCGGCAGGATGGCGGCGGGCACCCAGGTGGGGCCGTCGGTAGCCCAGACGATCTCGGCCACCGCATAGCCCTTGGAGAGCGCATCGAGCAGCTGCACCATGAGTTCCGGCAGGTCGATGGATTCGAGCACCCGGCGCGCCAGATCGGCGGCCTTCTTCGCCGCGCGGCTGTCGTCGGCGGGCTGCACATCCCACGGCAGGCCTGCTACCGCGAGCTTGCGGGTCTGGAGCACCGCCCGGTAGTGCAGGTCCTTCTCCTCGATGTCGGCGGCGGCGATCAGGAAGTCGTGCGCATCGCCCATGCTGGCGCGGCGCAGGATTTCCGCCACCTGCGCGGGCGTGAGGCTGGCCAGGGGCCGCCACACCCAGGCTTGCCGAAAGCCGGTCAGCGCCGGGGCGGCGAGTTCGGTTTTGAGGGCTTGGGTGTCCATGGTCATTTACCGAGCGGCGCGTTGAACACACGACCCGCCATCACCGGCTTGCAGTGGCGCTCGACCCATTCGCGCCGCGCCTTGATGAACACGCCATAGCGCATTGGATCGCGCCACATCCGCCAGCCGATGCGCAGCGCTTCGATCAAAGACAGGTCCCGCAGCATGATCGGACAAAGCCCCTGCTCGTCCGGGTCGGCAATGATGTCGTAACGTGCCATTAGTAGCTCCCCCACTTGTCCATCGGCGCATCGTCCAGCGCCAGGTCATATCGTCCCGACCACTTGCGAGCGCCCACCGGCTCGTAGCCATAGGCAAACTTGGGCTGCGCAGCGGCTGAGCACGCCAGCGCCAGCGCCCAGAAGCGGTCGGCGTGGCTGCCGTTTTCCCGCTCGGCGACCAGGCGCGGGTTACCGTTGGGCCCGGCCACCCGCTGCACGCTGTGCAGGTCCGCGCGCAGGGCGGCATGGCCCTGCGGCAGGCGCAGACGCCGGTCTTCCATGCGCTCCTTCAAGGCGGTGGCCATGTCGAGCTTCCTCGCCGGGCTGAACAGCACGCCCTCCACCCGGTACTGACCGTGGCGGCGCTGCGCTTCCTGCACCGGCATTTCGCCTAAGCCCGTCTGGTCGAGCGCCGCGCGAATCACCCGGTAGTCGCGCATCACCCGGTCCAGTTCGGCGAGCTGCGCGGCAAAGCTTGTCGCGCGCAATTCGATCAACTCGCGCAGCCACAGCACATCGCCCACTTCTTCCAGCACCGCAATCACGGTCAGGTCGCCGCGCGCGGCGAAGTCCATGCCCACATAGCAGGGGCCACCCTGGTACTCGCCGGGAGAGGCCCCGTCCTCGCAGCCATCGATCAGGTCGAAGGGCAGCCAGGCGGTGGCCTCATCGATGAACTGGCACTCGAACTCCTGCGCCCAGGCGATGGGGTCGGCCATGGCGCGGCGCAGTTCCTCGATGTTGCGCGGAAGTCCTTCCGCCACCGCGTCATAGATCGTCACCACATGGCGCGAGAACAGCCCGTCGGGCTGCGTCATGATCTCGTAGAACTTGTTGCCGCGGCCGTTTGGCGTGGAAATCACCCGCAGCTTCAGGTCGGGCCGCGACACCACGGGAAGCAGCGCAGTCCAGATCGCGCGGGAATCCTGGTGGTGCGCGAATTCATCGAGGATGAGGTTGTCCGACATTCCGCGCGCCGTGGAAGGCTTGCTGGCGACGGCGCGGATGTAGCTGCCACGGTTGCCGATCCTCACCAGGTGGGCCAGCTCGTCCGCCTCGAAGGGCACGTCCAGCGCCTCGAACGCCGCGCCGATGGCGCGCAGGTGCAGCTTCACGCCGTTGTCCATGGCATCGAGCGCCCGGTCGCGGGAGACAGAGAGGATCGTCCAGCGGCTCACCCGCCCCTCGGCCTCGGCCTCGAGCACGTCCAGCACCGCCTCCAGCGTGGTCGTGAAGGTCTTGCCCGTCTGGCGCGACCACATGCCCGCCTTGAAGCGGGCCGGGTCGGCCAGATAGCGGCGCTGGTATGGGTAGAGGATGGGGCTACCCGCCATACAACCCCCTCTTGATCGCCTCCAGCGTCGCCGCGTCCAGCGTCTTGCCTTCCTTCGCAGCGGCGCGCTCCACGGCGTCGAGCTTGGCTCGCACCTCCTCAGCCCACTTCTTCTGCCCGATACTCGCGCGGCTGGCTTCGGCAACCGCTCTGGCG